TCCCTCTCCCTTTTCGTCCTTCCCCCTCTCTCTCTCTCTCTCTCTCTCTCTCTCTTTGGCCCCTCCTTTTTTCCCCTATGCGTATGGTAAAAGAAACGGAACGCTTCCTTAGCCCCAAGGAGCTCTCGCTTGCCTTCGAGCGAGTCGGCGTGGGTACGCTTCCTCCCAAGTATTGCCGCTTGCTGGTGCGCGCCATCCGCGAAGACTGGGGTGCAGGGGCGGGTATCCTCTGCGGCACACACATCCGCCTCTCGGTCGCCTATGGCTGGCTCTTAACTCACCCCGACTGGCGGCCCCGCCGCCGTAAAAAGTAGGCGCGCGCGGTGCGTGTGCGCCCTTGTCCCCTTGCCTGTTATTATTTACCCTACCTGCTGCGCCCTTACCCTTTTGTAGCCCCCCCCCCCTTAATTATCATGACGCTTAAGCCCCCCCCTCCCCGCCCTTGCCTGCTTGGTTGCCTCGTCCTTGTCGGGCTTGGGGCTGGCCACAGTGGCTGTGCTACGGCGGCCAAAAACTTCGCCGAAGGCTGGAAACGCGGCCCCGCCTATTCCGCCGCGCGCGCGCATAGGGGCACTGCCTTTAAGCCCACCTTTGGGGCCGATGGCTCCTACACTGGCTACACCCAAAAAGTCGGCAAGTACACCTTCCAGCACCTGCCGGGGGGCACGATAATCGGCGTAGTCGAAGAGCTGCCCCCCCTGAAGTGGGAGGAGCACTACGACGCCCAAGCGCGCCTTGTTAAAAAGACGCTCGCGCGCTACGTGCATAAAGAGGGCGTGCCCCGTGGCACCACCGAGCCGGTGACCACCATCCATTACCACTACAGTGCTCAGGGCGAACTGCTCGGCCAGACTACCCTTATTCATAAAGAAGAAGGCTACGACCTTGCCGTGCATAACGACGCGCGCGGCCACGCCCTGCCCCCTTACGCGCCCCTACCTTGGACTACTCAGCAAAAATGAATCCCCCTAGTGAAACGCCCTCGCCACGCTCGCCCGCTAAGAGCCCCCGTGTGCGCGCTAAGAAAAGTGCCCCCGCTTGGTACCTGCGCAAAGACGAGTTTGCCCTGCTTGCCGCCGCCGACCCCGCGCGCGCCTTTGCGCAACTGCTCCTAGATAAGCCCGCCATGCACTGCCGCTGGGTGCACTTGGCCGTACGGCGCCACTGTGCGGATTTAAAAGCAGCCTTGGCTGCGCCCGAAAAGTTCCCCTACGTCTACGTGCCCGAGTTGGCCACTCGCCCCATCCGCTTCGCGTCGCAGTTTCGCATCTACAGTGGGGTCGATTATGGCAAACGCTTCGAGCTGTTGCCCTGGCAAAAATTCATCGTCTCCCAAGTCTACGGCTGGCGTTTGCGGGCGGGGCCGCGGCGACGCCGCTACACCTACGCCTATATCGAAGTGCCGCGCAAAAACGGTAAGACCGGCCTGCTCGCCCCCCTCGGGCTTTACCACCTGTGCTTTACCCCGCAAAAGAGTGTCGCCCAGATCTACTCTGTGGCGACTAAGGAGGAGCAGGCAAAGCTCGTCTGGAAAGACGCCATCCGCCTGCTTAAGACTAGCCCGCGCTGGGCGTCCCTGTTTCGCGTGCGAACTCGCCACCTTGCCCACGGCCCCAGTGGCAGCGAGTGGGCTCCCCTAGGCAGTGACAGCCGCTCCCAAGACGGCCTGCGCCCCGATGTGGCCATAATGGATGAGCTGCACGCCTGGCGCGAGCGCGAGCTTTGGGACGTTATCAGCTCCGCCTTTGGGGCCGCCTACTCGCCCCTACTCTTCCAGATTACCACCGCTGGCACGGACACCTCGGGCATCTGCCGCGAGCAGCAAGGCCGCGTCATCGATGTGCTAAAAGCAGTCGAGCGCGGCACCTATCGCGGGCTAAAAGCCGACCAAGCCACCTACTTCGGCTGCATCTGGACGCTCGATAAAGCCGACAAGTGGGACGAGCCGCGAAGCTGGGCTAAGGCCAATCCCTCACTCGGCTCCGTAAAAAGCTTAGAAAACATGGAGCAACTGGCCGCCTCGGCTAAGAAAAGCAGCGGCGCGCGGCGCGAATTTCTCCTCAAGCACCTAAACCTTTGGCAAACCGGTGGGGACGAGCCGCGCTGGCTCGACCCCCTCCAGTGGGCTAAGTGCGGGGGCGGCGCCTCGGCGGCGCGGCCGCCGCGCGAGCTGTGGGAGCGGCTCCGTGGGCTCAAAGTGTGGTGTGGGCTCGACCTAGCCAGCGTCGGCGATACTAGCTCCTTTTGTGCCATTGCCGAAGACCCCGAGGACCCGCGCCGCCTGCTTGCCGCCTGGCACTACTGGCTACCCAGCGAGCAAATTGGTGCCCGCAGCGAGAAAGACGCCCAGCCCTACGACCTGTGGGCCGCCGAAGGCTACTTGACCCTCACACAAGGCTCCGTGACAGACGTCGCCCAAGTCGAGGCCGACATCGTCGAGACGCTGCGCGCCTACGCGCTATCTTGCGCGAAATTCGCCTATGACCCCGGCCATGAGCAAGGCGTCGCGCAGCGCCTCCAAGACACCCACTCGCTGCCCATGTTCGTATGCCCGCAAACCTACACTGCGCTAGGCCCGGCGACCGACGAGCTCGAACGCCTCGTGGTGGGCGCGCGGCTCGACCACGGCGGTAACCCCATGAGTGCCGCCCAAGCGGCCTGTGTCGTCGTGCGCACCGGCCCCTATGGCGGGCGTACTCCTGCCAAAGGCCGCTCCCGTGGCCGTATCGATGGTATCGCCGCGCTAGTCGATGCGCTGGCCGCGCGCAGTGCGGATCTGGACGAAGCCTCCCGCCCAAAGAACTTCGCGGTGTATTTCGATTAAGGGCTGTGGGCTTTTGCCGCATTTGCCCGCCCCCCTCGCCGCCGCCGCCTTGGCGGGGCAAAGTGGGCTTTTTTTCCCCTAGTCGGCCGCGCGCGCGGGGCGCGATTATGCTCGGCCACATGCCCGCGCAAAGTGCCCCCCGCCGCTCGCTGCTCTCGCGCCTTTTCGGTCGTAAGCCCCCCCCGCCCCCGCTAGAACAGCGCGGGCTTGTCTCCGGTGTGCTCGGCGATCTACTCGGTACTGCATCGGGCGCGGCCCCGACCTCTCAAGTCGCCCTGGGCCTGCCCGCAGTCGCCGCCTGCGTGCGCCTCATTAGCGAGATGGTCGCGCGCTTGCCTGTGGGGCTGTGTTGTAAAAGTGCCAGCGGCCCGCAAGACTGCCCCACTCACCCCGGGCACCAAGTGATTAATTTCCCCAGCGAGCTGCACCACTCTTTCGAGCTGCGCCGCCTGGTCATGCTCGGGGCTCTGCTCGGCGGTAACGGCTACGCGCGCGTGCACCGCGATGGCCTCGGCGAGCCCGCCGAGTTGGAGTGGCTTAATCCCGCGCGCGTGCAGGTCGATAGGCTGCGCGGCACCCGCTTCCTCTCCTACCGTGTCGAGGGTGAAAAGAGGCTACTTACCGCGCGCGACATCCTGCACATCCGCGCCCTATCTAGCGACGGGGTGCGCGGCCTCTCGCCGGTGACGCTGCTTCGCCAGAGTATCACTACCGCCCTGTCCTTACGCGAACGTGCCGCGCGCCTGCTCGATAAGGCCGCCCAGTTTAACGGCGTAGTACAGCTGCCCCCCGAGGCTACCTCTGAGCAAGTGCAGCAAATGCGCGAGTTTTGGACACGCCGCCACCAAGGCCCCGGCACCGAAGGCATCGTCCCCATCCTCCAAGGCGCGGAGTTTAAGGCGATCGGCGGCATGAGTGCGGTAGATGCTGAGTTTTTAGAAAACCGCGTCTTCGAGCTCCAAGAAATCGCGCGCCTGTATGGCGTACCCGCCTTCCTGATAGGCGACACTGCGGCCACCACCTGGGGCAGCGGCATCGAGCAGCTCAACCTGGGCTTCATCCACTACTGCCTAGACCCTTGGCTAATCAACTTTGAGCAGGGCTTAAACGCCACCCTATTGACCCGCGAAGAAGCGGCAGGGGGCTACTTCTTTCGCTTCGATAGGGAAGAACTCGGTACGCAGACACTGCCCTCGCAATCCGCCTTCATCGGCTCCATGCGCGGCTGCGGCGTCTTTAGTGCCAACGACGCGCGGGAGTGGCTCGGCTACCGCCGCGTGCACGCCGCAGGCATGGATGACTACCAGACTATCCCCGTAGGCGCCGGGCCTAGCCCCCATTACGAACAGCCCGAGTGAAGACTTGGGCTGGTGCGACAGGCCTTATCGGTTTTTTTTGGGGGGGGGGCTAAAGTGGGTTGTTTTTCGAGTCGAGTAAGCGCCGCGCGCCTGGCCTGTAGTAGCGTTACTCTTATGAATAAGTTCGCCCCGCCGCTCGTCCGTGAATGCCGCTACTTGGCTGAGTCTCCCGTGCTTGCCATGCGTGCGAGCACGGGCGCGGGCACTGCGCCGGGGCCGGGGGCGGATTCGCCCGAAGAGCCCCTAGGCCGTGTCAAAGGCTACGCCGCGCTCTTTAACACCCGTAGCGAGAACCTAGGCTTCGGTGACTACGCCTTTTACGAAGAGATTCGGCCCGGCGCCTTTGATAATCTCTCTTACGAAAACGTCGTCGCGCTCTTTAACCATGATTATAACCTGCCGCTTGCGCGGCACGGCGTGGGGCTCGACTTAGGCGTCGATACGCGCGGGTTGTGGTATGAATTTGCCCTGCCCGACACTACCCTAGGGCGCGACTTAAAGGAGCTGCTTGGTAGGGGCATCATCTCGCAAAGCTCCTTTGCCTTCACTGTCGCCGAGGAAGGCCAAGAGTGGGCTGAGCACGCCGCCCAAGGCGGCTCTGTGGCTACGCGCACCATCACGCGCATCAGTGCGCTCTACGACGTCTCCCTAGTCACCTGCCCCGCCTACGCCGATACCAGTGTGGCCCTGCGTAGCCTGCATGCGCACCGCGCCGAGTACGGCCAGCAAAAGCTTCCCCTAAGTGCCCACGGCCGAGCCCCCGCCCTACGCGCCGAGGTCTACGCGCTCACCGGCCTAGCCCTTCCTGATAGGCTAAGCCCTTAGTTTTTCATTCTTATTAATCCTAATAAAAAAAACCGACCAATGAGTATAAAATCCAGTAACCTCTTGCGCGACCTTAACGAACGAGCCGACAAGCTGCGTAAGGAAGTTCGCGATCTTGATACGGCTAAGTCCGAAGACCGCGAGAAAATCGAAAAAATCAGTACAGAGCTTAGCGAAATCGGCGAGCAAGTGCTGGCCGAGAGCCGCAAGCTCGCCGCGCTGGCCGCTCAGAGCGAATTGGAGGAGACTCCCAGTGAGTCGGAGGCGCGCATCTTGGCTCGCTTCGATTACGCGAAAGTCTTGCGCTCACTGGTGCGCGGTCGCGGGCTCGACGGAGTCGAAGCCGAGATGGCCCAAGAAGGCGAGCGCGAGGTGCGCCGCGCGGGCTTGCCCTTTGGCAGCGGGGTTATGCTGCCGCGCCTCATCGTGCGCCGCGCGGCCAGCGCACTGCAGACTCGCGCTCGCGTTGCGGGCGAGGCGGCCAAGGGCGGGGTACTCGTACGCGACGAGTATCGCGTGGGTATTTTGGATGACCTATTTGCTCAAAGCGTCCTGCACCGTGCCGGGGCCACTGTCCTTGAGGGCCTCGAAGGTAATCTGCCCGTACCGCGCATTATTAGCGACCCTGCCGATACCTCCTTTGTGGGGGAAGTGGGCCCCGCGCAGAAACAAAGCCCGAGCTTCTCTGCGCTTGTGCTTAGCCCTAAACGCCAATCCGCCTATATTGATGTCTCTGACCAGCTCTTGCTTCAGACTGGCGATGTCGTCGAGGGGGTACTGCGCGGTAACCTTACTGGTAAGCTCGGTGTACGCAGCGAGAGAGCTTTCTTTCATGGCAGCGGTGGCGCGGAACCTACCGGCATCCTCGCGACCTCGGGTATCGGATCGGTAAGTGGCAGCGCGGTCTCGCTAAAAATGCTCGTAGACCTAGAGACCGCAGTCGATGCGGGCGACGCGCTTAATGGTGCGCTTGGCTACTTTAGTAACGGCGCGGTGCGTGGTGCATTAAAGCAAGCACCCGTCGGCAATAGTACGGATAGCCGTCGCCTCCTAGAAGGCAATGCTGGCGAGCTAAATGGCTACCGCGCCCACTTTACTAATGTTATCAGTCGCACGCTTGGGCAAGGAAACGATGCCTCGGCCCTAATCTTTGGTAACGCCGCAGACTACTTTATTGGCTATTGGGGCGGCCTAGGGCTCGACCTAGAGCGCGGCAGGGAAAACGCCATTAATGGCCTCTATACCCTAGTTGCTAGCGTCTATGTGGACGGCGGAGTGGGCCGTTCGGCCTCTTTCGCTGCCTGTGTCGGAGTCAAGGCCTAGCGGCTTGGGCATTTTTCTCTTATGCATACTCTCAGGAGTGTTAAGTGGATTATCTTTGGGGAAAGAAAATCGGGAGTATGCATAAGAGATTCCTCGGGTAGTATATGAACTAAGCAATTAGTTTGGTTGTGTAAGTGTTGTGACCTGCACTGCGGGCCTGCCTATAAGGTAGCCCGCAGTGCTTTAGGTAAAAAGCCCGCGCGGCGCGCACTCTTATATATATAAATTTTATAGTCATGAAAGTTGTCATCCTTCGTAATATTCTTATAAAAGGCCAGCATGCCGATGCGGGAGCCGAGCACGACCTTGATGAAGCGCTCGCGCTTCAATTAATCCGCTCGCGGCTGGCGGCCCTGCCTAAGCCTACGGGCCGCGCCCGCGTGAGGCGCGTGGTCGAGACTGCCGCGCTTGCCCCGCCCGCCGGGGCCGAGACTGCCGCCTTTGCCCCCGCTTCGCCCGCTACCCCGCCGCCTGCCAGCATACCGGCTGCCTAAGGGCAGCGGCGAGTGCCACGGCCCCCCGCGCTTTTTTTTATGTCCTTTTTGGAAAAAAAACCGCCTAAGTGATATGCTTACCTCTCTTAAATACCAATCTGGCACGGTGCTCAGTGGCTGGGGGGCGGCGGTAAGCCCGTCCCAGGCTGCCGAGGCGTTGCGGCTGTCCCCTGGCTCCTACTCCGAAGCCTACTTACGTACCCTGATTGCCGCAGCGGCCCAAGACTTTGAGGCGCGTACCGGCTGGAGTGTAAACCGCGCCCACTATGAAGCCCTTTATGACTCTTGGCCTGAGGGGCGTATCCTTACCCTGCCAAAATATCCGGCGTCGGTGGTTGCTTCTATCGCCTTTAAGCGCCCCGGCTTTACTACGCATATGTGGGAGGTATTGCCCAAGCTAGGGCAGGGCGTCGACTTAGGCTGGGAGCCTGTTTTTGTCACCCTGCCTAACGAGGGGCACTCCGCCGGGGTTACTCATATGAGCGTGCGGCTGCCCCCCCTCTCTGCGCTGCCCCCTCTGCTCGAAGACGGCACGGCGGGCGTGGTAAAAGTGGATTTTCAGACATGGGACTCTAATGGGCTGAGCGCATCGATTAGGGCCGTGCTCTTCATGATGATTAGCGACCTGTACGACGGGCGCGACACGCCCAACCCCGCCGTCGAAAGCCTTATCATACAACACCGCCGCAGCGGCTTTATCGCCTAGCTATAAGCCCCTTTTCCCCCTCCCCCTATGTGCCGCGCCCTGCCCCCTTACTCGCCACGCCGCTGGCTGCGTAGCTCGGCCATCATCGCATCGAGCTTCGCATCGAGCTTATCGAAGCGGCTATCGGCCTTCGCATCGAGCCTGTCCATGCGCTCTTCGAGCCTATCGATACGCGCCTCGAACTTATCCATGCGGGTATCCAGCGCGTCCATGCGCTTATCCATGCGCCCTTCGCTTGCCGAAAGGATAGCAAAGCAGAAGCCTGCCAAGGCAAGGCAGGCGCCCAGTATCCATAGAATCATCCGGTTTTCTGCGCCGCGCACATCGGCGACGGTCGCGATAGACTGCGCGTGCACCTCCAAGACAGCGACTCGCTCCTCTAGTGGGCGGGCAGTGGCTTGTGTGTCGCGCGAGCGGGGGCGTGGCCTGTGGGCGTGTGTCGGCAGTGTCGCAGCTTGGGGCATCGCGCGCAGCCAAGTGCTCAGCTTGGGCGCGCGCAACCCCTTTTATGCCCCTGTCCTTACGCGACCATGAGCCCCAAGCCGCAAGCCCCTTTAGTCATCGAGCGAGGCCCTCACGGCGGCTTCTATCTGGTGCGCCGCAAGCGCGCGCGCCAGCTCGTGGGCGACCCTCGCTTCCGGCTGCTTTTCTTGGCGGTAGTGCTGACGCTATGCGGCGCGCTTCTCGCGCTTAGCGGCTGCGGCCACGCGCCCCCGCCCTCGCGGGCAGTCCTGGTCGCCCCCGAGTCACAAGCCGCGCGGGCTCGCGAATCGGCGATTTCGGCGCATGTGGCCCAAGCCGCCGAGGATAATCAACTCAATGCCCCCTCTTTGGCCCGCCAAGCCGTCAATTTGCAGCTCCAAGCCGCACGGGTAGCCTTACCCCTGCCTGAGCTTGGCGACGCGCAAAGGGCCGCTGCGCTCTCCGCAGCGGCTCACTCTGGCAATGCGGCCAAAGCGCAAGCTGCCAGCGCAGAGGCGCACTCGCACATGGCCGCGCTCACCCAAGAGCACACCCGCGAGCGCGAAGCGCGCGCCCTAGAGCTTGAGCGCACCATTTCCCACTTTAACGCCGAATTAAAGGCCGCCGGGCAGGAAGCTAACCGCCAAGCCCAACTGCGCATCACCACCACCTTTGCTCTGCTTGGCGGCGGCGTCACGCTCCTAGGGGTAGTCAGTGCCGTGACCGGCTGGAGTAGGGTAGGGCTATCGCTAATCCCCGCAGGGGTCGCCTTGGGCGGCTCGGGGCTGCTGTGGGGCCGCCCGTGGTTCCTGTACACAGTCGGCGGCAGTCTAGCGCTGTGCTGCGTGGCCGTGGGGCTGCTGTGGGCCGTGCAAGTCTCACGCAACCGAAAGCAGCCCCTATGACACGCCCCTACTTATCCCTGGCCCGGCTTTGGCGCGCGACAAGGCCGCAAATAAAAAGGCTCAACGAGCCCAAATCCTATGAAAGACTCCGCCCAGTCCTTGCTTTCCTCATTTAAAGCGCACCCGATCACCACGGGGCTAATCGGCTCAATCTCTGGCTGGTTCTCCTTTGACCTGCTACGCGCCAGCCAGATTTTCGCGGGCGTCACAGCGGGGCTTCTCTCGCTAACGACGCTCTTTATCACCATCCCCAAAGCCTATCAATACGCGCGCTGGTGGCGCGTGTGCCTGCGCAGACTGCGCAAGAAAGGACGGCTGCGCCGATGACCTACGCGGCCTTAAGCTCACGCGCCGCCTTGCGCGGGCGCCCGCCAAGCCGACCATTGCGCCGCACGGCGGCCACTTTCGCGGGGCTCTTCGACTTACCGCCCAAGCGACCAAAGGCCGATGCCGCAAGCGATACCCCCTTTACCGGCGAGGGGATCGGGTTTCCCGTGCGTAGGTTTGACTCGATTGATAGCTCCAGAATCTCGCGGCACATGGCGGCGGCCTCAGCAGGGGTTTGTCCATCGCCCTTAACATGCTCCCAGCCGATAACCTCGGCCAAGAAGCAGCCCTCGCCCTCAGCGAGCCCGTGGGGCTCGTAGTAAGTGCGAAACTCGTAGTCGTTTGGATTAATAGCCATGATTTTTAAGCTCCTGTTTGAATTGCCAGACTTGATACTCCTTTGCCTTCCCGTTCTTGGGCTGCAGGTGCATCGGCTCCCAGCCGTCCTGCTCGTAGGTGTCGTGACTGCCCTTGGTGCGTGTGTAAGAGTAGCCCACGCCTTTAACCGCGCCCTCAAGGTCAGTAAAGTCGAGGTTATGAAAGCGTTTTTCGGCGAGAATCTTCGCGATCGTCTTTTTCCAGCGGGCCATTGCTGAATAATAAAACCTAACGGCTTTCTTTTAACAAGCCCTGATTTCACTTTTTTTCACCAAAACCGCCTATAAGCCATGTCTTTGATAAAGCCCCCGCCGATCATCCCCGATACTATTGCGCAGTACTTGCCCCCGCTTGAGCCCCTGCAAGTCACGCGCGGCCCCACGGGCTCGCCCGTGCGCCAGTTCGGCCCTCCCGTGCAAATCTACGTGGGCGAGCTTACCGGCTTTACCTCGATGAGTGAGGGCACGCGCGGCGGGGCAGTGCGCGCACAGTTTTTTACCCGATTTATCACGCGCTACCGGCGCGACTTTTTGCCCAATGGGCGCCTCGAAGTGGCGGGCCGGAAGTACGAGCTTACGGGCATCACCCCCGCGCCCCACACCGCGCGGCGTACGTACCTGCACTTGCATGCCGTGGCCACGCGATAACCCAACGACGAGTGCCCAACCAAGCACTCGTCATAATGGCACAGGCCACTGGCCTCACGCGCCGACCAGTTCTTTGACCTTTCGCGGGCGGCCGCCAAGCCGACCATTGCGCCGCACCGCAGCCACTTTCGCGGGGCTCTTGGACTTACCGCCTATGCTGCCAAGCGCAGCAGCGGCCACACTGACTCTGTGCACCGGATCGGGGATCGGGTTTCCGTGTTTTATCGAGACTTTAAGTGCGAGCGTGAGCGCGTCGCGAATCTCGCGCGCGGCCTCTTCGTGCGTGTCGCCGTGCGCCATGATAGACGGCCAGCCAACGACCTGCGCGACGAAGCACTCATCGCCCACTCGCGCACTATACCAGATGCGCACCTCGTAATCGTTCACCGCAGGAATCGTTGTTTTCATGAAATCATCTCCGTTCTTAAAAATGCTCTGACCTGCTCGACTTGATAGACCTTAGCCATGCCTTTGCCAATGCGTTGAAGATTGGCAATGATGAGGCCGTTTTTGCGAAACACCGCGTGGCTCGTGCCATCCTGCTCCTTATCGTAGCCGAGCCGCTCGAGCAGGCCGACAAGCTCGGTGAAGCGGATATTGGCGTCGTAGGTGCCGCGTTTATCCATCACCTTTTCGAGAATCTTGTCCCACTTGCTCATGCGTCCAAATAAAACCTAAACGCTTTCTTTTAGCAAGCCCGTTCCTCACTTTTTCTTAAACAAAACCCTCTGCACACACGCGATGAACGCCAAGACTCGCCTCGCCTTGATTACCCGCCTTGCCGCGCATCCGCTCTTGGGTGCGCCCGAAGTCTCGCTATGGAGTGGCCATGCGCCCGATGAGGCCCCGCCACCGGTCGTCTTGCTTACGCTCGATAATGATAAGCCCTTGCTTAGCCACTCGGGCCCTGTGGGTCTAGCCGAGGCCACGCTTTCGGTGGACGTGTGGGCGGGCGATGATGAGACCGCGATTGCTCTGCGCGAGGCGGCAGTTTTCCAACTGCACGGCTGGGCGGGCCAGGTGCAGGTCACCGATGGTAAGGGCGGCACCGATACGGCTACCCTCACTCACTGCATCCACGAGAGTTCGAGCGAGGACTACGACGCGCAAAGTAACCTCGCGCACGCACAAGCGGCCTTCTCTGTGGGCTACAAGTGCTAGGCTGCCACAAGCTCACGGACTTTGCGCGGGCGACCCGCCTTTTGCGCATTGCGCTTGCATGCGGCGAGCTTGGCCGCACTGCGCGAGCGCCCGCCGATGCGGCCTAGGGCTGCTGCCGCAAGTGAGGCGCCCTTTACCGGCGGGGGGATTGGGTCGCCATCCTCTAGGTTGACTCTAATGCTAAGCCCTAAGACTTCGCGGCACATACGAACCGCCTCATCGGGGCTTTGCCCGTCACCTTTTATCGCATCCCAGCCGATCACCTCAGCAATAAAGCAGCCCTCATTCTTAGCCAGCCCGTGTGCGTCATAGTAAATCCGGTATTCGTAGTCGTATAGATTAATAGCCATGATTGATAAGCTCCTTTTAAAATTGGCGGACTTGGTAGTCCTTGGCTTTACCCTTCTTGGGCTGGATGTTCATCTGCTCCCAGCCGTCTTGCTTGTAGACCTCATGACTGCCTTCTTGTCCTTTGAAGGTATAGCCCACACCTTTAAGCGCGCCCTTAAGGTCTGCGAAGTCGAGATTTTCATAATGGGTTTGGGTAAGAATCTTCGCGACAGTCTTTTTCCAGCGGGCCATGCATTTATCAGAAATCGAAACGCTTTCATTTAGCAAGCCTCGCGACTTCACTTTTTTCACAAAAACCTAAAGCCCCGCTCGTGTCGCGCGGCGCGGCCCTGTGCGTTGTCTGAAATTGCCGCTTTGCTCACTTGCGCGGCGTGCGCCGGGCGTGCTAAAGTGGGTTAACTTTTGCGCTGAAAAAGCGCGGGGTGCTGCCGTGGTGTGGGCCGTATGGCTTACGGACATACCTACGGGCTCAAGCTCGAAATCTACGACACTGCGGCCACGCCGCCTGCCTACTTGGTCGTCGGCGGCGTGCAGTCGATCACCCCGCCTTCCATTAGCGCGGGCGACCCGATTGAGGTCACTAACCACACCAGCCCCGGGGGCTTTCGCGAACACATCCATAGCCCGCTCTATGAGCTCACCGAGGTCACGGGCAATATGTACACCGATATTGCCGATGCGGGGCAGAACCTCTTGCGCGCCAGTGTGGGCTCTACCCAACGCTTTAAGGTCTCGCTGCCCTCAAGGCCCGGTCAAGACGTCGAGTTTAACGCGGTGGTCGCCTCGATTACCAATGGGGCTTTCGAGATGGAAAGCGTCGATAACCAAGACTTCACCCTCAAGCCCACCGGCCAGCCCATCTAAGCACTATGAGCACTCAAGCACCGACGCTTACGCTTGGCGGCCAAGCCTATCCCTTGCGCTGGGATTATGCGGCCATTTTCCGGCTTATTGAGTCGGGCAGGCAGGCCGCCCTTGAAGAGCTGCGAACTAAGAAAGGCTTTAAGGCCGCAATCGAGCTACTGTGGGCGATGCTCGACTGCGAGGATGCCGCGCGTGCCCTTGCCTCGGATACGCCCCAAGCACTGGCGCGCGCCCTCAGTGCCGAGGGCTTGGAGCCCGCGCAAATTATCGGACTTTTAACCTCGGCTTTTGCCCAAGCTGAGGCTGACCCAGAGGTAAAAAAAAACGCCGCTACGAGCACCTCGCTTTCGCCCGTATCGAGCTCGGGCTAAGCCTCTCGCAAAAGGAGCTGCTCGCTATGCGCCCCGCCGAGTGGCAAGCCCTGGTCGATGCTCACCAGCGGCGCGAGGCGCGGACTCGCGCGTGGGAAGCTCGCCTGCACGGGCTGCGCCATAAAAGCGGGCGAGCCCTGCGCGCTGAAGACTTCCTGCCCGGTAGGGCAACTGCCGATACACGCCAAAGCCCCGAAGCAGTCTTTGCTGACTTTGCTGCGGTCTTCGCGCCCATCCAGAAAAATAACGCCGAAGTCCACACGCGATGAATACCAAGCTTACCCTCGTATCTAAAGGCGATAACTCGGCAAAGAATGTCGCCGACCGGCTAGGCCGCCTTGAGAAGGCCCTTCGCGGCCCCGCCATGCAAAAGGCCCTTAATGCGGGCGGCGCGGTGCTGATGAAGGCGGTGAAAAAAAACGTGCGCAAGATCAAGTACACGGGGCTATTGCAACAGAAGGTTAAGATCGTACGGCGGCGCTTACGGCGCGCGAAGGTCTCCTCTGAAGGCTGGGTGGGTATCGGCGTAGAGGACGGCGAGTTTGAGGTCATGCGCGAGGGCCGCTTAATCGAGGCGATGCCCGCCAAGTACGCTAACATAGTCGAGCACGGCGGGCATTTTGGGCCGCAGAAAAGCCGCTTTGAGTTCGTGCCTCGGGGGACGGAAGGCCGAGCGGCGCGGCGATTTAAGGCAGTGGAGCATAAGCTAGGCAAGTACACGCCGCCACGGCCCCTGTTTAAGGCCGCGTTGTCGGCGGCGCGCGCCGATGTGGGAAAGGCCGTCTTGGCCTCGCTCGATAAGCAAATAATCGCCGCGATAAAGAAAGGCCGCGCCCGCTAAATCGCGCCCAAGAGGATGAAAACGAGCAGTGCTATCCCTAGGGTTCCCGCTGCGAAATAGAGCATGAAAAATGGGATGAGAAGTAGCCATGCGAGCCAGTGGGCACGCGGCGGCGTTTGGGCCGCAGGCGGGGGTACTTTTACCGCGCCGCCGCGCGGCGCGCGCGGGGCAGGCACATCGGCCCAGTCCTCATAATTATCAATATACTCTAAGCCCATAACTGGGGCCACTAAGCGGCCCTTTTCTTCAAATGGCCAATAAATTAAAAATATCGGTAGCACTCAATGCCCTAGCGGACACGCGCGGCTTTAAAGCATTTAATAACGAGATGCGCCAAATCCAGCGCGCTATGAATCGGCTGCAACCCACGCTTAAGGTGGTGACTAGTGCGCTAAAGTCGCTGGGCGTGGCCGCTGGGGTAGCAGGCACCGCGCTAAAGTCGATTGGCGGCGCAGTCATCGCCCATGCCGCACAGGTCGATAAGCTTAGTAAGGCATTGGGGATTAGTACGCAGGCTATCCAAGTACTCGGCGATTTGGCCGCCCAGACGGGAGCTAAGACTGAGGATATGGCTGCTGCGCTAAAAAAGCTCCAAAAATCAGTCGAGCAGGCAGCCAGCGGCAATAAGCAGCTCCAAGAGCGATTTAGTGCCCTAGGCATAGACTTTGATAAGTTCCGCGCCATGAAGCCCGAGCGGCAAATGGAGCGGCTGGCAATCGCCGTGCGCGGCGCAGTAGACCAACAGCAAGCGCAATCCGATCTTATGGCCTTGGTCGGCGAGCAAGTCGCCGGTACGCTTACTGGCGCACTCGATAAGTTAGCCACACAGGGCTTTGACGCAGTGGCTAAGAGTGCGCACGAGGCGGGCGTGGTGATGGATGAGTTCTCGGTTAAGCAACTCGCCCAAGCCGAGCGCGACATTGCGCGCTTCACCACTAAGCTAAAGGTCGCCTTCGCTGACGTAGTCACTGCGCCGCAAAACATCGCCACCCTTCTCTATGGCGATCATACGAAGTGGGAGGCCCTCGATGCGGCCAGTGCCAAGTATGGGCGGCTTAGTCAGAAGGCCTCGGCGGCGGCGCGCGAAGTCTCCGAGTTGATGCTTAAACAGGGGCAAATCCCTATCGCCGCCCAAGTCGCCAAGCAGGCCCAAGCTTATGCGGCAGCCGCGCAGCTTGCCCTTGATGAGTGGGCGCGCCTAGATAAGAGCGTAAACACGACCCAAGCCGACATCGTCGAGTTTCGCCAGCGAAACGCTGAGCTGCTCGCCGGGGGCATCCAAGGCACTCTCCAAGAACTCGCCGAGATTGAAAAGCTGCTCGGCAAAATCAATGATGCGCGCACGGCGGTTGCGGCCCATGAAGCCACCCTCGCCGCCGCCGAAGAAGAGCGCGCGCGGGTAACTGGCCGGGGACTCGGTGCGCCTGCCAGCTCGAAAAGTGTCCTCGCCGAGTGGGCGGGCAAAGAGCGCGAAGCACTCGATGCGCTCGGCACCTCGATTACTGCGGGGCTTGCCAAGATGGACGACGAGCTCGCCGCCGCCAAGGATAGGCTCCTAGAACAAGTCGCCTCCATTGAGTTTTCCCAAATGACGGAAGGCCAGCAACTGCTTAGCCAGACCGAGCAGTTGAAGACCCAGCTCGAGCAGTTTTATGCGGCGGGCGTCCTCGGCGCAACGCAGTATGCCCAAGCCCAAGACGCGCTCGCGCAGCAAATGCAGCGCGTGGAAAAGCTGCTCGCAGACGAGCAAAACGAGGCCGCCTTCGAGTCGCTCAATGTCGGGCTTAAGGAGCTGGTGCAGCAGTTCGAGCACCTCGACGGCGTCATTGAAACGCAGCTCTCTGGCGCGATTAAAGACTTTGTCGAGACGGGCACCGCCGACATGAAAAAGCTCGGCAAATCGATCCTTAACGAAGTCATCCAGTCGATGCTCAAAGCCCTCGTCTTAAAGCCGCTTTTGACCGGCCTTGGCGGCATGTTTGGGGGTAAGGCGGGCGGCTTCTTTAGTGGGCTAGGGGGCGCGATGGGGCTGCCCAGTATCCCCGGTAAGGCTCTCGGCGGGCCAGTCACTGGCAAGCGCGCCTACCTAGTCGGCGAGCGCGGGCCCGAACTCTTCGTCCCGCCGCGCAGTGGTACCATTATCGATGCAAATAAGACTGCCGCCGCGCTGGCAGCCGACACTGCTACGGGGGGCGAGCGCAGGCCACAAAACACCTACCACATCGATGCACGCGGGGCCGATGCAGGGGCGGTCACTCGCCTCGAAGCTGCGCTTATGCGCTTGGCCGGGCCGGGTGTCGTGGAGAAACGCGCCCACGCCGCCCACGCCGACCGCACCCGCCGAGGCTAGGGCGCACACAGGCTTTGGCGGGCCAAAGTGGGGCAACTTTGCCCCCGCTTTGGCGCGGGCACCTTGGCCACAGTGCTCCCCTGTGGCCATTACCTACCCACTTGCCCTGCCAGAGCCCATGCCCGTATCGGCCATTGAGCTGCGCGCCAAGAGCGTCGTAGGCGTCTCGCGCTCGCCCTTTACCGGCCACTCCCAAATCTACCGCTGGCCTGGCCAGTGGTGGGAGGGCACCGTCACGCTGCCGCCGATGCACTGGCACAGGGCGAAAAAATGGGCCGCTTGGGTTTTGGCACTCAATGGGCCAGAGGGCACCTTTCGCATGCGCTTGGACGAGTCTTTCCCGCGCAGTGGCACCGCAGGGCATGGCTGGCATGTCGCCCCATCGATGCAAGTGGGCGATACTTGGCTGCCGCTTACCCCAACAAGCGGGGGAACAGGCGTGGCAGCGCAAGGCGACTTTCTCTATATCAGCGGCAGCGGTAGCCACCTGCACCGCGTGCTCTCGGTCGAGACAAACGATAATGGAGATATGACCGGCGTGCATGTCTTCCCGCGGCTGCGCCGCCAGTTCGCCACCCACTCACTGACCTTTGTCGATGTTGCGCCTACCTTCCGCTTAGCGGCGTTGCCAACCGAGAGCTACGATGCGCGCCGCATCTGCGAAGGGCTATCCTTCGACTTTATCGACGCAGCAGGCATGTAACGCCCAAGCCCCGCCATGCGCCTCGCTTTTCACTCAACCTCAACCCCGACGGCGCGGCACCGACGCGCCGCACAATAGAAAGGTCGAACGCCTTGCGAGACCTACCCGCCAACTTCGCCGCCCTACTCGATGCCCAAGTGGTCGCGCCCGCCTTTTTCCTGCACCTAGACTGGCCCACGGGCCCCGTGTACTGGGTCACCGCCTACGCCGCGATAAATTGGGACGGTAAGACATGGAGCCCCACGGGCCAGTTTTGCCAAATCTCGCAAATCGGCGAGAGTAACGACGGGCGCGCTAACGGCGTGCAGCTCACGCTCTCGGGCATCCCCAGTTCGGCCATCGTGAATGCCTTTCGCAACGACTTCCAAGGTGCTAAGGCGGCGATCGCAATCGGCTTTTTAAGCGCCTCGGGCGGCCTGCTCGCCGCGCCCCTGCGCATCTTTGAGGGGGTTATCGACTCGACCGCCTTCGAGGACACAGGCGAGAGCTCCACCATCACCGTCGGCTTGGAAAAAGAACTCATCGACCGGCGCGAGGATGTGCGCCGCTTCACCCACGAAGACCAGCAGCTCGACCACCCAGGCGACCTGTTCTTCGAGTACCAAACGTGGCTTTCGATGAACCCGATCAAGTTCGGCAAGTACAAGGCGGGCCAGATCGCCACGCTCCAAGGTAAGGGGCTACGGCCCACCATCACTTACCCGATTTAACCGCGCCCCTGCTTGGGCTCATTTTATTTATGGAAGCGATTATTCAGCCCTTACCCGCGAGCAATGCCCGCCACTCGCCACTTTTTACTACGCTCTCGCCCTCACAGCTCAGACGCGCCGAATTAGCCGTAGGGACGCGCCCTAACGAGGGCGCGCCCAATTTGGGAGCGGACACTGTCCGCCGCCGCTGCGAGGACTGGCCAGAAAAGCTCAAAGCCTACTTGGAAAAAAACGCCGAGAAACCCTTCGATTGGGGCACGCACAATTGCAGCCTCTTCGCCGCAGACTGGGTGCTTGAGTGCTGCGGCCTGGACCCCCTAGGCCGCTTGCGCGAAGAATGCAAAGACCGCGCAAGTGCGCTTGCCATCCTCGCGCGCAAAGGCGGCGTAGGCGGCCTGTGGGCACGGGCGTGTCACCGCTACGGCTGGCCCCAAGTGCACCGCTACTACGCACAGAGGGGCGACCTAGTCCTTTATCGTGGCCAAGGCGGGCACACCGGCATCGGCATCTGCGCGGGCGAATCCTTCGCCGCACTCGAAATCGGCGGCCTCGGGCGACGCGACATGGCCCAAGCCACTCACGCCTTCAAAATCGGCTAACTTTTTACGACGATGAGCCGCTTCCTTCCCCGCCCTGTCCTTCGCATGCCCTTTCTTGCGGCCGTTTGGGCGGCGTCCGCAGCGGCCATAGGCGTCACCAGTGCGGGGCTGGCCCTCATGGTCGCCACCACGGTGCTCTCCACGGCCTATAGCCTAGTCTCTGCGTCCAAGCAGAAAAAGAAGATGCGCGCCATGCTCGCCGGTTTGGACGAAGGCCGCACCGAGATGATTAAAAACCCCTTGGCCCCGCGCCGCTTAATCTACGGCGAGTGCTTGGTCTCGGGCGTCATCACCTTCTTCTACCAAAAGCCGGGCTCAGACGGCATGCACTACCTAGTGCTCACGCTCGCCTCGCACCCTGTCCAAGAAATCGGCCAAATCCGCCTCGACAACAAACCGGTCGCTCTAAACGCGAGCGGCACGGTCACTAGCGCACCCTTTAACGGCGAGAAAGTCGGCATCCGCAAATTTTTGGGCCACCTCTCCGGCGAGCGCAACGTGCCGTGGGAAAACCAAATCGGCACAAGCATCTGGAGCCCGCAGCACCTCGGCAAATCAATCGCGCGCCTGCACATCCTCTACGTGTGGGACCAAGACAAATTCCCCCAAGGGCTGCCAAACGTGACGGCAATGGTCAAAGGCGCGAAAGTCTACGACCCGCGCGATACCTCCCAATCGCCCACCAACCCCGCCTCGTGGAAGTACACGAACAACGCTGCGCTCGTGGCCGCGCACTTCCTGCACACCCGAAAAGCCGTGCCCTACAGCCGCATCGTAAAAGGCGCGCTCATCACGGCGGCCAATGTGTGCAGCGAGCTGGTGGCGAAAAAAGGCGGCGGCACCGAGCCTCGCTACCGCGCCAATGGCGTGTACACCTACGACCAAAACCCGATGGAGGCCCTCGACGAACTCGCCGCCACGATGGCGGGCAGTATCGTCGATGCGGGCGGCCACTGGACGATAAAGGCGGGCGCGTGGACCGCCCCCGTCGTCTCCCTAGGCGACGCGGACATTGTTTCGGAGTTTCGCTGCACCCCGCGCTTCAGTCGGCAGGATACCTACAACGGCGTGCGCGGCACCTACTTTTCCCCCGAAAACGACTGGGCGGCAGCCGACTTCCCCGCCGTAAAAAACGACACCTATAAAGACTGGGACGGCGGCGTGCGCCTCTGGAAAGACGTAAGCTACCCCTACATCACCAGTGCATCCCAAGCCCAGCGCGTCGCCAAAATCGACCTAGAGAAAAACCGCCAGCAAGTGATGATAGAGGCTGACTTTAAGTTGAAAGCCCTGCGCGCCCAGCCCGGCGACAACATCACGCTGACCCGCTCCAACCTAGGCTGGGTCAACAAACCCTTCGAGGTGCAAAAATGGGACTTTAAAGTCGTGCCCGCAGCGGGAGCCGAAGGCACAGGCGGCGCGAGCGGCGGCGCTTGCCTTGCCGTAGGGATTACCGCTCAAGAAACCGCCCCCGCCGTCTACCAGTGGAACAATGGCGAGGAGACCACCGTAGACCTCGCGCCCAACCTAGGCCTAGTCTCGCTGCACAACGTCGCCGCGCCCGCAGCCTTTACGCTCGCGCAGCCCACGGATGCAGAGCTTACCGCGCTGCCGCGCATCAAAGCCTCGTGGAACCAGACGAGCGACCCGCTGGTAAAAAGCGGCGGCAAGACCGAGCTGCAATTCCGCAAAGACCAAGACAGCGTCTGGACGCACTGGAGCCGCATCCCCGGCAGCCACACGCACGACTTTGTAAACGACTTGAGCCCGGGCCAGAAAGTCCACGTTCGCGCCCGCCACATCAACCAAGCCGGTGTGCGCAGCAACTGGGCCACTGCCTCCATTACCCCGCTGCCCACCAACCCCACCCTCGACCTCTCGCACTGGGCCATAGGCCGCATGGCAAACGGAACGTTCCACTCCACCCACCTCGTCATTAAAGCCAAAGCCGCAGGGCAGCCCTACGCGGGCCGCTACCGCGTACGCCTGCAAGTCAGTGCCACCGAGTACCACCACCACTTTTTCTCCCCGAACAACGAAGCCTCACGCAACTTCGCGCTGCAACAAAGTTGGGGTAACGTCATCAACATCGAAGTCTCGCTGTATAAAGCAGGCACGCCTAGTTTTCAGGGCTACACGCCCATCGAAACCAAGCTCATCCCCGTCATCAAAAACGGCCAAGACGGTGCCCCCGGGGCACCCGGCGGCGGCGGTAACGGCAAACTCACCCTCTGGGCAGACCCACCCAGCTCCTCCGTTATCAACACCCTAAAAGCCCAAGCCGAAGGCACCTACCCTGTAGGTACCGTTAAAAACCTCAATGCCCCCTGGTCACTCTATTGGAACGGCCCCTACCAATTCGCCGGGTGGACTATCAGCGGCGGTGCCCAAAACTGGATTGCCCAACCGTGGAACGCCCAGACCCAAATCACCGTCCTAGGCAACTGCACTGTCACCGCCACCTACTATAACGTGTAAGCCATGCACTTCATCGTTAATAAAACCACTGGCCACATGCGCCCTCATGTGCCCGCCCTAGCCCCCCTCACCGCCGCCCCTCTTGCCGAAGATGAAATCCTCATCGACACCCGCAAAGAAGTTTACAACCCCGACACCGGCAAGGTGCTCGCCACCCCCCCGCGCATCAGCCCCGAAAACTTACCCGCCCGCATGGCCGCACTCGAAAGCCGCCTCGCCCTGCTCGAAACCGCGCTCACCGCACTCAGATCC